CTACAAACCCCTGTGTTGAGATTGGGATGTATCCACAACTAAATGGTAAGACAGGATGGCAAGGATGTAACCTTACAGAAATCAATGGTGGCAAGTGTACAAGCAAAGAAGAGTTTTTTAAAGCATGCCGTGCTGCAGCTATTCTTGGTACACTTCAAGCAGGTTATACTAAGTTTGAATATGTATCAAACACAACACGTAAGATCTTCGAGCGTGAAGCATTACTTGGTGTTTCTATTACAGGATGGATGAATAATCCTGAAGTTCTTTTTGATGAAGAGATTCAAAGGCAAGGTGCAGAGATCGTAAAGCAAGTCAATAAAGATGTTGCTGAGTTGATTGGCATTAATCAAGCAGCTCGTACCACCTGCGTTAAACCCTCTGGCAATGCTTCTGTACTGTTGCAGACTGCCTCTGGCATTCACTCAGAACACTCACCGCGTTACCTACGACACGTGCAATTAAATAAGGAATCAGAAGTTTCACAACTAATTGCTGAGACAAATCCTTACATGGTAGAAGAATCAGTATGGTCTGCAGGTAAAACTGACTATGTTGTTGCGTTTCCTGTTATCTCACCAGAAGGTTCATTATATCGTGAAGAACTATATGGTACCAAGCTTTTAGAAAAAGTAAGTACAGTACAAAATAACTGGGTAGAGTTTGGAACAAACGAAAAGCTATGTGCACACCCTAAGTTACGCCATAATGTTTCAAATACTGTAACAGTCATGGATCACCAGTGGCGTGAAGTAGAAGACTACGTTTTTGAAAATCGTGGTGCATATGCTGGCATATCTTTCCTTGGTGGATCAGGTGATAAAGACTTTAATCAAGCACCTATGACAGAAGTCTTGACCGAAGAACAGATAGTGAATAAATATGGCAAGGCTGCATTATTTGCTGCTGGCTTAATTGTAGATACACGCAAAGGATTCAACGACCTATGGGAAGCCACTTCTATAGCACAACTACCAGATGATAACCATGGAGAAGTTTCTGATATTCGTGCAGAGTGGATTCGTCGTTTTAAAAAGTTTGCGGATAATTATTTTATGAGCGATACAAAAGAAGCTGAGTATTGCTTGAAGGACGTGTTCCTTTTACACAAATGGACTAAGATTCAACAGAATCTTGCTCCAGTAGATTTTGCTTCTCAACTTGAAACTAAAAAATATGTAGATGTAGACACACTTGGTTCTGCAGCTTGCGTAGGAGGCGCCTGTGAAATTACTTTCTAATAAAATACCTGATTTTTGTATGAGTCATTGGCTCATAAGAATACCTTTGGCAATTGTGTTTTTACAACAAGGCTTTAGTAAATTACCCGTAACAGTAGAAGGCGCTGAAAGTTTTGACTTGCCTTATATTGTTTGGTGGTTCGCAGCATACGGTGAGATCGGTGCTGGCATAGGCTTACTTGTTGGCGGAGCTGTCATATGGAAAAGCTTAAAAGAACTTTATGATATTATAACTCGATTTAGTGGTATTACAATTTGTAGTATTATGACAGGAGTTATATGGGTAGGCCAACCCGATAGTTTTATGGATGTTATTTTATACGACAATTTACACGTATTCTTATGGGTAGGTGGATTGTTCTTTGCACTTAGAGGAAACAGAACTTGAAGTGGATGGTCATAGTAGTGTTTGCAACTTTTTCGGGTGACTTTTACATATTCACTAATCCGAAATTTGAAAGCAGACAAGAGTGCATGGATCAATTAAAAGATCCTGACCAAATATATAGAATGGTTATGAAGATCGGTCAAGAATATGGTAGGCCGATGCCAGTAAAAGTAGTTAATTGTCTTAGTGAAGAAGAAATAGAAGATATTTTAGAAAAAACAAATTACAAAGAAACTGAGAAAGAAACAAATGTTTGAAGGGAAAACTAAACATGAGTGTCGACGATATAGAACTGGAACACTATATTGCAAAACATAAGCAGCACGAAAAAGAACGAACAAGCACTAATGATAGAAATGAATACTGGAGAAACAAATGAATAATAAAGTTACACCTATAGGATGGGGAAAAACTATTTTAGGTATCAAAGATGCTTGGAAAAGTATAATGACTATTGAACATTCGCCACTACGTAACTTGCCACCTCAACTTGGTTTAATGGTGTTTCTAATACTATCAATAATGTGGAGCGGTATTTTTGCTGCCATTATAAACAATCCTTACATATTTGGCTGGACAGCTGGTGCACATGTTTTAGTTATTTGTGGAATCTTTATTACTGCTATAGTTCATGAACAAGCCGAGAAAGCAGGTAATGTTCCACAAAATTATAATCTACGCGGTCAAGGAGGAGAACATGAATGACATATAATTTTTTAAACAAAAATAATGGTGATGCATTTTCTATGGAGTTTGACACAGATGAAAAGAAAAAAGCATATCTAGAAAAATCACCAAACTTAATTTGTTTAGGTGAGCAAGAATATACATTGCCTACACGACACGTCAGGATGCAAAACCAAGAAGAATTTGCTGGATGGGGAAGCTAAATGGATAAAGAATATTGGACCGAGTGCGACGTTTGTGATATGGTAACTTACGTCTTATTAGAAGAAGGAGACGAAGTTCCAATGTTCTGCCCAATGTGTGGCGAAGAATCTGAATTTGAAGAGACCGAAGACGATGAATAAATAGCCTTATGTGGCATTATAATGGAAAAGAATTTGACGAGACTCCAGATGAGTACCAAGGATTCGTATATCAAATAACAGAAGAAGCAACTGGTATGAAATATATCGGTAAGAAGTTTTTCTGGAAACCAAAAGTTCTACCAAAAACGAAAAAAAGAAAACGTAGAGTCAGGACAAGAACTGAATCTGACTGGCGTGAGTATTTTGGATCTAGTAAAGAAGTACAATTACTCGTAGAAGAGAATGGTGCTGATGCATTTCATCGTGAAATACTTATGTTATGTAGGACTAAAGGACAATGTTCTTACTATGAAATGAAATATCAACTTGAACTCGATGTGTTACTCAAACCAGAAGAATACTATAACGCATTTGTTGGAGGAAAAATACATCGAAAGCATATTTTAGGTTTACAATCAGATGAAACTGTGGTAGAATAAACTTAATATGAATGGAGTTTGTAATGATTATTATTGATTATAATGGAATAGCTATTGGAAACATTGTTACTCAAAAGCTTGACATAGATGAAAACCTTATCAGGCATATGATTCTAAATAGTATACGTATGTACCGTAAACGTTTTCATAAAGACTTTGGTGAAGTTGTTATTGCCTCTGACGCAGGTAACAACTGGCGTTATAAAGCTTTTCCTAATTACAAAGCAGCTCGTAAAATTGGTCGTAAGAAATCAACTATAGATTGGGACGAAGTATTTCGTATCACCAATCTAGTGTTTGAAGAACTCGGCGATCACTTCCCCTATAAAACATTAAAGATCGAAGGATGTGAGGCTGATGATATTATTGGCCAGCTTTGTTACAATACACAGGAGTTTGGTCAATACGAAAAAGTTATGATTATATCTGCTGATAAAGATTTTGCACAATTGCAGAAATTTGACAATGTGTCACAGTATTCTCCTATGACAAAGAAATATATAAAAATAGAACATCCTAGGAAACAGTTAATGGAACTTATTCTAAGAGGCGATACATCTGATGGTGTACCTAATGTTTTGTCTGGTGACAATGTATTTGTAGAAGGTACACGTCAAACACCTCTTCGACAAAAGTTATTAGATCAATTGATAGAAAATCCTGAATCACAAGGACAAGAAATATATCGTAATTTTTTACGTAACAAAAAATTAATTGATTTGAATGAAACACCTGATGCTCTAAAAAGCGAAATTATAAATACATTTGAAAGCCAAGATACGGATGATAATAAAGGCAAGGTCTTTCCTTACCTAGTGGCTAAACGATGTAAAAGATTGATTGAAGATATTGAGGACTTTATCTAAATGGTTACTAAGACTAGAACTAAAAATATTTATGAAGTAATTGAACTTGCTTCTAAAGCAAAAACAAAAAAGGATAAAATAAACGTCCTTCGTGAACACGAGTCTTGGGCTTTAAAAGACTTACTTCGCGGCGCATACGACGAACTGGTCCAATGGTCATTACCACCTGGTGATCCTCCGTATGAACCCGCTAAGGAAGAAACTGTACCTTCCACATTACACAATCAACATAAGAAGTTTAAATACTTCGTTAAAGGACTTGTGGGTGATCAGATGATGGGGTTTAAACGTGAACGTATGTTCATTGATATTCTCGAAGGTGTTCACCCAAAAGACGCTGAGCTTCTTATTCTTATGAAAGATAAGAAAGTATTAGCAAAAGGAATTACCAAGAAACTTGTAGAGGAGGCTTTTCCAAAACTTATCGTAAAATAATCATGTAAAATAAAACAATAGGAGATTGCATTGACTACTCAGTTTGATAGACTTAAACAAGATGTTATTGAATTAGAAAACTATATCACCAAGCTTCAACAGAAAGGCAAAATTGATTTAGCTACTAAAATAAGTCGAAAGAGAGAATATCTCAAAGACTTTATCACTGAGAAACAAGAAGCATTGCAATAGGAGGTAGACGGTCGGCTAGTACGACTAGTCGGCCGATTTACAGAAAGAATATTATGCCCTCATATACATTGAAAGATACTAAGACTCAAGAAACCTGGGACACTATATGTACTTGGAATGAATTACAAGATATATTAGACGCTATGCCAGACGTAATTCAAGTACCAAGTACACCAAAGATTGTATCAGGAGTAGGAAGTACTTTGAGCAAAACAGATGATGGATGGAAAGAAGTTTTGAATAAAGTGAAATCCGGATCAGGCCGTGACAACACAATAAAAACATAGTATGAGTAAACGTTTAAGTAAGAACAACTCTCTTACAGTTCGCATTGATGATTTGTTAGAGTATGAACCTATTACTGAAAATCAAAAGATTGCTTTTGAATCGTGGGAAGACGACGATAATTTGGTCTTAGCTGGTACTGCAGGTACAGGTAAAACTTTCATAGCTCTTTACATGGCGTTAGAAGAACTTCTTGATTCAGATTCTTTTTTCCGTCGTATTGTAATAATTAGATCTGTTGTACCAACAAGAGACATTGGCTTTCTTCCAGGTACTGCAGAAGAAAAAAAGGACATGTACAATATTCCATACAAGAATATTTGTGCTGAACTCTTTGGTGATGTAGGAGCTTATAACAAACTCACAACAGCTCGACAAATTGAATTTGAATCCACATCATTTATTCGTGGATCCACGTTTGATGATTCTATTATTATTGTAGATGAGATGCAGAACCTTACGTTCCATGAACTTGATACAGTTATTACACGAGTAGGACGTAACAGTAAGATTATATTTTGCGGTGATTACAAACAATCTGACTTTAAGTTTCAAGATGAAAAGGATGGCATATTTAAGTTCATGGCTATCTTAGAACAAATGAAAAACTTTTCAATCATACAGTTTGGTTGGGACGATATTGTAAGATCAGGAATGGTGAGAGATTATATTATGACAAAAGAAATGTTAGGATACGATTAATGATAACAATTTG